ATAAAAAAAATAAAAAACAGGGGGGGGCCCACACAACCCCCTCCCCCCCCCGATCCTGATATGCACAACGCCATGTGCAGTGCAAAGGTAATAAATATCTGAATAAACCGCTATATTTTTCAAGATATAGAGATTTCTTCCAAATCTGATATACTGATTTGATCTGTCACGTCTGTGAAATAAAAGCGATGAGGTTCATTTGCAAAAACCTCAATATTAGACCTCGACCACGTACCGTTATAAGTGTAAACATAAAAACTTGTTTCATCTTTAAAAAGTCTGATATTACTCCCTCCCTTTGCCAACAACATATTTGCAAATATATTATTGTCTGAGAGGATCACACGAATATATCTGCAAGTATCCGATGTACCATTAGGTGCACTATAGATATATAATCGATGGAGAATATTTTTGCCATAATCACAAACTTTAAACAAAGTAGCATTCTTTGATCCGCTAGAAATGCTATAAAACGTAGAGTTTAAGGCTTGTATACTATCGCTCAAGCCTGTTTTTTCTCTCGTAGCCGTACCGATCAGTTCCCCCAGAAGTAAAAATAGGTAAATTTTATGTCAAAGAAACCATCATCCAAGAAGACCAATTTGTTCCCCATTTTAGTCTAATATATAATTTTCCTATGTTATAATAACAAACTTGTAAAACCATGATGTTATTAACAGGTAATACTATTAAGATTCCATTATTATTACTATTAATAGATGGCATGTTAATGTCGCTAGGATAATTCCGATATATCCCTCCTGATATAAGTTCATTTGCATCCCCGAATGATGAGCCATTATCAGCTTCTGGTAATCTCCATAGCTTCAAACCAGTGAACAGTCCCCCCAGATCGCCAACAGGCAGAAATTCTTGTTTAAATTCCTACCTGTGTTAGTGTGCTGATATCTATATTTACCTTGGTTGCTGAAATGGTATTATTCATCGGTATACGGTTAGCAAAACATACTACAGCGTAGCCCCATCCTGCTACATAGACATAATAGTTATCATCATCATCTTTATACATTTTTATTGATAACGGTCCAGAATTATGAGTAATACATAAATTATTACCATAACCATGTCCGCAGATAATAGAGTAGTCATCAGCTATTGCCGAATTACCTTCACCAACAATCTTAACAATCAAATTTCTATTTCTCGTAAAATCAATCCTATATAAAGCCGGAGAGCCTGTGTTTGCTGATAGATTTATATAGTTTCCATTTTGCAGAAGTTCCCCCAGAACAATTTTTGTGGTTTATTTTGTAAATGCAGAAGAATTTTTTTAACTTTAAAAACAAAAAGTTGAGTATGTTAGAGAAGATCAGATATCGTTTAGTTTATAACCGGCAAAACAAGTTAAACCGACAGGGGACAGCCCTTGTACAAATAGAAGCCTATCTGAATCAGAGGAAGGTATACTTTAAAACCAATGTCTATCTAAAGCCGGAATGTTGGAGTAAGGATGGTGCCCAAGTAATCAACCATCCGCAGTCGCAAGAACTTAATGCAATGCTATATGAGCATATATTGGAATTACAGGCTATAGAGTTAAGCTATTGGAAGAGAGGTCTTGAATCTAACTTATCCACATTGAAGGAAGCTGTAAGGAAGGGGGTAAAACCCGTGGTTTCGTTTCTTAAGTTCGCCCAACAGGTTATAGTGAATTCCGATAGGAAACCGGGAACCAAGGATAACATGCTGGGCACGGTAGCCACATTGAAGGAATTTCGGAACGTGATAGAGTTCACGGACATCAATTATACGTTTCTAAAGGAATTTGACGCATTCTTGCGTAACAAGGGATTGAAAGTAAACACGGTAGGGAAACACATGAGAATACTTCGTACCTTGGTGAATGAGGCGATTAACGAAGGCTATATATTACAGGAGGCATATCCTTTCCGTAAGTTCAAGATCAAGAGGGAGAAGAAGGAACATAACTTCCTGATGCCTGCCGACTTGGAAAAATTGGAAAATCTTAAACTGCCGGACAGGAAGAACAACAGCCGGCACATACTGGACGCATTTCTCTTCTGCTGCTATTGCGGATTGAGATTCTCCGATTTTAAACAACTTACCTATAAAAATCTGATAACGATAGACGGAAAAGAATGGTTAGTGTTGAACAGTGTCAAAACAGGTGTGAAACTTAATATCCCGCTATATCTATTATTTAACGGAAAGGCACTGGGCATAATGCGGAAGTACGACAGCATCGAACAACTGGCTGCATTAGGTTGCAATTCGGACACTAATCGGACATTGCAGAAATTGGGAAGAATGGCGCATATCGGCAAGAAGTTCACTTACCACACAAGCAGACACACTTGTGCCACTCTCTTGGTTCACCAAGGCGTTCCGATAACCACCGTCCAAAAACTCTTGGGGCATACATCGGTCAAGACAACAGAGATATATTCCGAGGTGTTTGATGAAACGATCATCAAGGATCTGACAAGGGCTAACCAGAAGTATTATAATCGTAGAAATGTAAAACAAAATCAAATAAAATCTCAAAAATACCCGGAAAAATACCTCAGACAGTAGAAATTTATAGGAGCTATCTGTTTTATACTTGTTTTTCCGAACCCAATCCATAACATTCGTTTCCTGTCAATAAAAATACAAACTCGCCAGTCTTGCCGTTCTATTAATTCTCTTCATTCATCCTGCAAGTAAAAAATATTGCATTAATGGCAATTTTTTAAGAAGATTGGTTTTTGTTTCAAAATTGGCTCTCTACAACTAATTAATATAGTTTTCTTTTTGTATTTCGTTTTAGAATTGATACCTTTGCTATTGTCCTTTCGGGAGAATGGGATAGAGAGTAGGACGTGGATTGAACGGCTGCTGTGCTTTTTGCTGGCGGCTGTTCTTTTTTTATCTAAATGTTAAATATTGCACAATTCAAGAAAATATATTGTGATTTGTTTTGCTATTACATCACAATATAGTATATTTGCATTGTGATAATAAAACAATGAATAATAACAATTAAAAGACAATAGAAGATTATGAAAGCGATAGTAGAAAATCCACTGATAAATTGTGAACCAGAGGTTTTACACCTTTTCGTTCAAATTATCAATGAAATCACTTCTTGTATGTCAGAAGACGAGTTAAAGGGCTGTATGAACTCTTTAACAGTACAATACCCTTACTTTAAACTGTTTTTCGATTATGGTTTTGAAAACAATCACATGTGGGTGAAAGAATCAGATTCCATGGAAACATTGATATTTGTTGAGTTCTAATCCGATATCCTTAAAAACAACAAGCAATAACAAACAAAAACATTAATTTATGGGAAGAGGACGATCTATTACCCTAGATCAAGAGTCTAGGGTATTATCCCTATATAAGGACGGGATAGCTATTAAGGAGATAATGAAGGAAACAGATATAAAGTCTGAGCAAACGATATATAGGATATTGGACAGCAATGGTGTGCCAAGACGTCCCAAGGTTAGAGGTGTAAGAAAAATATTTGTCACGATAGAGGAGGATGTAGCTACTATTTTGGATAAGGAGCAATCAGTATCATTATATGTCAATGAAGCTATAAGACATTATCACGATAACCGGCGTTAATTGCCGGTTATTTTTTTTGTAATAAGGGAAACAATATTTATCTTTGTGGGGAGCGTGTGAAGATGCACGCCACTTATATTATGACGAAAGGACATTATACAATTTCATAAGACCAAGAGCTTGTTGCGGATTAGTTTCCGTGGCAGGCTCTTTTTTTATTTTGTCATACAAAACAAAGGTTAGCTGATAAAATCGGGTAATCCAAAACGTGTAATTGATGGTATAAAAAAAGGATAGTAAAAGTCATATAAATTATTGCACAATGAGAAAGGAGACAAAAGAAAACATCCAGTATTCAACTGCTGTGGGAATGCTTGTTTTGGGAGCGTCCTTGACTGTGGCTGGTTTTGTGTGCTCGGAACCTATGGGGCAGATACATGATAGTGTATTGTGGTTGTTTGCCCAGTGTCTGTTGTATGCCGGTAGCGTATTTGGCATAAGCATCTATATTAATAGCCGGTTTAATAACTTGATAGAGCAATTAAAAGAAAAGGAGGGAAAGAAATGAAAAGTTTACCAAGAGGATTGAGAAACAATAACCCCGGTAATATCCGCATAACAAAGGATAAATGGCAGGGGTTGAGAGAAAAACAGACAGACAAGGATTTTTTCCAGTTTACAGAAATGAAATGGGGTTATCGTGCTTTGATCCGCACATTACAGAATTACAGAAGGAAACACAACTGTATTTGTATTGCGGACTTTATTACAAGATGGGCCCCACAGACAGAGAACAATACAGGTGCTTACATCAGACGGGTATGTCAGGATATGCAAGTACCTTCGGTATATGTTCCGGATATTGAGGATAAAGATACGATGTGCTCTTTGGCTGCTGCTATATCTTATGTTGAAAATGGTGTCCCTGCCGTAATGGAGGACATTTTTAAGGGATGGGACCTGCTATGAGACAAAGAGTCTATATATGGATTGCGGTAGGGATAGCATTGCTATTGCTGTTTGGATCATGCCGGAGCATAAGGTATGTCCCAGTAGAAACTATAAGGACTGACAGTCTTTATCTTACCATGCACGAGCGTGATTCCATCTACATTAAGGATTCTGTCCATATAAAAGAGAAAGGCGATTCAGTGTTTGTTGACAAGTGGCATATAGTATACCGTGA